TGGGGTCCCAAAGGTCCAAAAAAACGCACCCTGCCCCATTTAGGGGTACCGTAAAACGTAACCAAATTGTAACATCCGAATTTTGGCCCTTTCTCCTGGGGTCCCAAAGGTCCAAAAAAACGCACCCTGCCCCATTTAGGGGTACCGTAAAACGTAACCAAATTGTAACATCCGAATTTTGGCCCTTTCTCCTGGGGTCCCAAAGGTCCAAAAAAACGCACCCCTTCTGTGTTTCAGTGTACCGTAAATTGTAATCAATTTGTAACATCCGGTGCGGCCCGCGGAGCGTGGGGTGCGGGGCAAAGCCCCGAGGTGCATACCTTCCCCCTTCTGTTCTCAATTTTAGTTTTAAATTCAAAATATTTTTTAGTACTTAGATTCGAAATAATTTAGAAATGAAATTGGGAGTGAGAGTGGGAACACTTCGTGAATCGGGGGATGTTCCTCAATTTACATCTTAAATTCAAAATAGTTTTTAGGTACTTAGTTTCGAAATAATTTAGAAATGAAATTGGGAGTGAGAGTGGGAACACGTCGTGAATCGGGGGATGTTCCTCAATTTACATCTTAAATTCAAAATATTTTTTAGGGAGTGGAGACACGGGGGGACACTTTTCACTGCATATCACCTACATTGCCAAAATCATTATAACTCCATGTAGTTTCTGAAATTGGTGGTGGTGGTGGGGGTTGCCAGTAGTCAGGGGTGAACGTTTGAGGCGGCGGTGGTGGAGGAGGTGGTGGTGGTGGAAGGGGTGGGGGTGACGCGTACATCTTATTTTCTTTACCCTGTCCCGGTCCTCCACCGCCAATGTTACACGATGCTCCTGTACCTGTACATCCCTGCATTTGAGTCAGGTCTTGTGGACAAGAAGTTCCACCATATTGGGACTGTTGTAATATATATCTAGAACGTGTTTGTATTCCAGCTCCACATTCAACTGAACAAGGACCCCATTCGCCCCAACTACTAACTGAACAACCGATGGGTACGGGAGGCGGTGGGGGTGTAGCAACTGGAGGAGTTACCACGGAAGGCATGGGAGTGGCAACTGGAGGAGTTACCACGGGAGGCGGGGGAGTAGAAGTAGATAACGGTGCGCCCGTTGATCCACCACTCAACGTGCCGGAAGGAGGGGGTGGAGTTACCACTGCCGGAGTTACTGATGCGGGAGTGGGTTGTGATGTAACTGGTTTTGGAGTGCATGACATGCCAAAGTCTGGGCACGCCAAATCAGATGCCCATAATGTTCCAAGAGTGACCAAAAAACAACCAATCAAAAGTAAGATTATGACAGAAGTTCTCATCCTTATAAATATCAACAGTTTTTTTTACACTTTCAATTTTATACCTTTCCTCACCTGACATTCTTTCAGGTGACACTGTCTACACTTCAAACAAAATCCGGTGTAGATGTGCTCATGCAAAAACTCACATAGAACCTTCTTCCATCTCACGGGATAAACTTGCCTATCAAGAACACGTTGTAATAGTTTGGGTCGTTCTTCTCCAATACCATGACAACGCTGTTCAGATTGTGCACCACATTCACAACAAGGGTGCTTCTTCATATACATCCGTGTGAACGTGTCGTGGATGAGGTTCGTGAATACGTTATTTGAAAAACATACACAAAACTCATCAGGTGAACTTATCAGCTGACGAGACCACTTCTCACTCGCACAAATCTTCGCAATCTTCTTCTCGAACTGACGAAAATGAATGTTAAGCTTTGAAATTGGATACATCTTACCAAACTTGCATTCGACATTAGCCTCAGGGAACCTGTTCACAAGCTGCATTTTGCTTACACATTTAGGATGCCAATCCTTTAGCAAGAAATAAAGTGTTGATAAAATGTATATGGCGCTCTCGGATTTTGATGGCTGGAGCAACGTGATTTTTATGATCATCTTCGCAGTTCTTGGTGGTGTTTCCCTGTACATGGCACGTCCAAGTGCGAAGCGGCCCCCCAGCTGGACAAAGGCGTACAAGGTATTTGGTATTTTATTCCTTGTTTTGACAGGTGTCAACTTTCTGTTGGCCGTCATGCACCTCGGCAAGGCTATCTATACCGAGAACGTACCGGCTACTATGGACGCGGTGATTCCGATGGCAGACAAGAATGGAAATGTGTTTTACAATTCTCAGAATGAGTTCCCCCCAACTCGTGCGAATGCCGTTCTAGCAGAGGCTGCACCGGGTCAAACTCGTGCGAATGCCCTTAGGCGTCAGGCAAAGATCCCAAATACTCCCGTCTAATATATGAACCCGGTCTGCTCTTGAAACCGTGGTACTGCACACTTCCACCGTGAAGCAATCGATGCGAACAATTGTTCGGTATGTTCCCGAATACCCATAACTTCCCGACAAAAATTGACCGTCGGGGCCTGAACCAGGCGCTGTAAAATGTCGGTGCACACGGTCGTGTACATCTGGAGCACCTCTCGAATCTCACGCTTCTTGTTTTCGGATTTCTCGCGCTGCTGCAATTTCCGCTTGAAATCCTCGTCAGATAACGTACCCAGCATAAACTTGATACGAAGATCCCTTCCTTCCAGGATGTTCGTAGCGCGGTACCGCTGCATGACACCTCCGTGCTCAATGTGCAGTAAATTCTGGTGAAGTTGTCGCAACCAAGTAGACTCCCTTTCCGTGTAGACTGGATAACGAGCCACCGAGGCAAGTATATTTATGTTGGGCACGCCACCACACACAACGTCACCAGGGTTGCGCTGAAGAGTACCGTTGAGCCTCATGTAGTCGTAGTAGTGCGGGTTGTGAATCACCCCTTGCTCCACACGCCCCGTGCGCCAAGAAAACGCAGTATGACACTGAGTGCAGTACATCTGGTCACACCCGGCAATCTTGAAAATCATAGCAGCACACTGAGGACACGTCTTTGAATCCTTCGAAAGCATCTCCGCAGTCGCCACATTGTTCGGATCGCACATGTGCTCGTCATCATTCTCACCCTTAATCTCGTGACACTTTGAACACACCTTTGAGTCACATAAACCACACTTCCAAGCCGTACTCAGAAATCCACGACACCCATCCCCAGGGCAAGCCCGTACAAACTTGCGCTTCTCCGTAGTTGGATTGGACTGTCGAAGAACGTGAACGGCGTAGTCCATAAACGTAATGTCGTGAGTAAGCAACGATATCCGCTTGTTAATCTCAAAGACACGACGATGCCGTTCAATACGAGCATCGTCCCATGATTCCTTGCCCATCAAATTCAAATCCATGTTTCCTTCGTGATGAGCTTGTACAGACATTTTGTCACGTTCCGCGCGTAGTATCTCCTGTTGTGCAGTGTAATCCATAACCCGTCGTGCAATCTCCACATACGGCTGAGTCTCGGGCATCAAACTGCGCTCCAAATCATAAAGTACATTCTCACGGTGCTGCTTGTACGTCTTATTCACAAAGGCGTCCGTAAACTCACGATGTAGAATCTCACGAGTCCACCCCTTGCGACACGACATGCAGTGTGCGTATTCGGAACTGTCTAGTAGGTACCTTTGGTGACACTGGGAACATGCCGAGTAGTCACAAAAGGAACAATTAACCTTCCGACGAAGAGCAGTTGTGAATTTTTCGGTGCATACGTCGCACGTCATCTTACTTACTTACAATGATCATACTGTTTTTATCAGGCGCGGTAGTAGAAAATGTTAACCTCGTTGCAGAAGATGTCGTTTGACTCAATACGGTGAACACGGAACCCATTCTTCGTCAGAAACTTAACCCCATCCACCAACGTGTACTTCTGATCCTTATACAGCTTCACGTCGTCCGAAAGTGGCATCTCAATCACGCCGCTCCCAACACTCGTCAGCTTGTCACCGAGACTCATCATCACCTCCATGTCCTTCCCCTGAACATCCACGTGGAGGTGATCGACACTCACGATGTTGTTCTCAGCCATGAACGTATCCAGACGAATCACCTCAACCTCAATCGTGTCAGTCACCTTGAAATCGGGACGCCCGGGCCACGTCTCCTCCAGATTGTCGTTAAACTGGTTCAGTGAACTGCACCCCCAATCACATCCCGGGGTTCCAGCGACGTAAAACTTTGCCGTACCGGGAACATCCGACACAGCCTTTTGCACCACGTGGTAATTTGACATGTGCTTCGTCTTCTCCCTGAGCTCATCTGCAAGCTTGGGCGTAGGCTCAAAAGCCCATACTACCGTGTCGGGACGCTCCTGTGCAAATCGAATACACGTGCTCCCGTCGTTAGCACCTACGTCAAACACGATAGGCATTTACTTTTTAGGAGGAGGCTTCTTTATCTTTGGTGGTACATATGGAATTTTTATTCCATTCTTATCAGACACTACCCAAGGATCGTCGTCTGTAATGTCGGCCCACTTTACCCCAGACTTGGGCTTGGGCTTGTCTTCATCCATTAATGTTCTTCTTATTAACCGCTTTAATAACCTTTTTCACCTTGGGTGTCGGCTTGTTCGCCGATGGATACTTGGCAAATATGAGATTCAGAGCCGCCTGGCGCTCTTCAGATGAAGACTCGAACTTTTTCCACCAAGAAGTGTACTTTGCCAGACGCTCCTCGCTCAACCCAGCCGCACGCCAGGCTGCAATCGACTCTTCCATAGGAGGACGCTTGTCCTTGTACTTTTCATGAAGCGCCGAAATAAAAGACGTGTCCACTTTTGCTTTTTCAGTCCGTGTAACAGTCAAAGGCTGGGGGTGAGCATCGAACCACGATTCGCAGCGGGCAATAAGTAAATCACCCTCGAGCTCAGGAAGCTTCTTAGCGATAAACTTGTAGTCGTTGGGAGGGGTCCAGATGACAGGGGGGGCTACAGGAACCCCCATGTTTAGTATGCTCCACACAATATCAGCTACACGGCCCTTAGCATTTGGATTAACCTTCTGAATAGAAACACCATACCCGCGACGAACACGAGGAGAGGGGCGCTTGTACTGCATTTTTTGAGATGCTTTTCTATACTTTAGACAGAGAAAGTCGAGAACAGAACCTTTTTTACACATTCTTAAGCTCCTCAAGAAGAATCCGGGCGCGCTTCAGCTTCTTTCGGTGCGACGTTCCGAGATGCTTCCACAAACAAGGCTTGATATCAGCCTTTGTGAAGGGCTCGTCGCTCCAATCCTTGATGTCCACATCCCGCTTCTCCTTGTACCATTTGTGAATGAAACCACAACGACTGAATCGACCCTTGCAGAGTGTACGGCACTGCTTTGCAAATGACTGCGCGTGTCCACCAGTCTCGTCCAACCAGTCGAACATCGAGTTCATGGTTTCATCCTGACCCTCCTTGTAGGCGTACTTCTCAACCTTCTCGGGTTTCATATCCTCATCATCACCATCCTCGTATTCCACATAATACTTGTTCGAAATTGGGTCATACCCAGTAACAGTACCGTCAAACTCATAAGTACCAAACTTCTTGCGAATATCAGTTCCAACCAAAGGACCTTCTGGAAGACCATCCTCGATGTATTTGGTGAGACGCTCACACTCAGCCTTCTCAGCTTCGTACAGCTGCTCGAAGTTCATTTTTTTGAGTTGATTTTCAATACTTTCGGAGGACAAACTCGATAACAGAACCTAAGTTCCTTAGGTTCGCCTGACCTAAATTCTTTCTTGTACTACATTATGCTGACGTGGGTCATCAGGCTCATTCACGCCCTCGTCGTCGCCTTTTTCGTATTCGCACCATTCACCAACAATCAGAGAATTCTGACGATGCACTTGCTGCTCGTGCCGTTCCTGCTCATACACTGGTATACAAATCAGTCAGTCTGTGCACTGACGGAATTGGAGAAGATCCTCACCGGTAAAAAGGATGACTGTGAGACGTTCATGGGTAAGATTATGGGCCCAATCTATACTTTTCAAACTCCCGAAAACGAAGACGCATTCGTGTGGATTGTTTTGATTTTGCTTTGGTTAATTACATTGTACAAAGTGCGCCAAGACAATTTCTTGTGGCTCCGCGCGACCCTCAGTCATCTGAAGGAAACTCTGCGTCGCTAAACTCCTCCTCAGCAAGACCACCATCAGCGTGCTCGGGCTCAGAGTCGGAATCCTCGGGCTCAACGGCACTCTCGAACACCGTCTTGATGCGCTCCTCAATTGGAGCCTCCTCCACCTCGAAGATGCCGCCGAAGATTGCACCGTGGGACTGGCAGAGGTCACAGTCGGTATGAACCACGCCATCCATCGAGTGCGCGTGCATGGGCTCGGGAGCCTTCACCTTGGCCTCCTTGGGAACCTTGACCTTCTTGACCGGCACCTCGATGCCAGCAGCCTTGGCCTCCTCAGCCTCCTCGTGCGCCTTCTGATGGCGCTTGCAGAAACAGCCACCCTTCAGAGCGCTAAACTTGCACACCTCCTTCTTCGAGGTGATGCCCTGGCAAGACCCCTTGCTCTTCTTTGCGATCGGCTGCCCCTCCTCGTCCATGATCTCAACAGTCGCCTTGCGCTTCTTGACCTGCTTGGGAACCTTGATTTCAGCCTCGGTGTACTTGGCCTGGAGCTCCTCCAAGTTCAGGTTGTAATCCTGTGCCACGCGCTCGATGAACTTGTTCTCGCGCTCGCGGATCAGAGCGTCGATTGTCGAGGCAAAAGTAGAGGAGGCCATTTGTTTTTTTGGATACCTAACTATACATTTCAACATGTCAGTCGATTACAAAACCTCAATTTTGTCCGCGTGATTCTCCCGTACAAAAATCACACACGTGTACTTTGTACCTGACGTCACGTGCTCCCCTTTGTGAACCGCGCGATTGTTCAACAGTGGGCGGTAAAAAACACCCGTTCCCGCCTCGGGTTTGATCCTCTGACCTCCGTGAGCAGCAAATCGGAGCTCGCCACCTTCAAAGTCGTTATTCAGGTAAACCACTAGGCAACCGACGCGTTTTCCGCCTAGATTCTTGAATTCGTCGCAAGAATCGTTCATCTCGCACAGGGCTTCATCGCCACCCTCGTTGTTCATGAGGATCAGAGGAGGCTCGCAATTCTCGACAGGCTCCCCACTCAACTTTGCGGCAAGACGCACAAGCTTGTCAAGACTTGGGCAATCCTTTTTTATGATGATACACTTACACTCCACGGGTGACAAAATATCGACTATCACCTGAGGTGGCTCACGAACTGGATTGAAGGGTTCGTACCCGGATCCCCTCCTGGTCACGAGGATGAAAATAGCAACCACGAGGATTAGAAGCAGTACATTCTTCATCTACTACCAACTGATACTTTTTTCTCGTGCAAGATTAATGAGCCTGAACATACCGAAGCTGTTCATACAGTACTCAAAGAGTCATCCGGTCCTGATTCGCCAGCGCAAAGAATTCATTCACTATCTGGGCGGCGGTATGGCAGTCAAGCTCTTCCTGCGGGCACAAAAGATTTCACCAAACGCGCGTACAAAAGACACGACAGACTTTGACTTTGTCTTTGCAGTTCCTAATAAACTTTCGAATTCTGAAATGAAATTGAAATTCAGTGCCATGGATCGTATGATGAGTCGTCACGTCAACGGGTTTCAGAAATGGCTACTGGAAAAATACAAGGTGCCATCCGCCATCACCAAAGAGGATCTGGTTCCACCTGTTCGGTACAACCCAATCACGAAAAAGGAGATTTACCGAGTGATACAGTACAAGATTCAAGTTGTAGGTATGAAGCCGGAGGGTCTGGTTGACTCGACACTCGCGTACGTTCCAGGTGTGAGACGGTACCAACTCCTCGACAAGTACACTGCCAAATTTGGGATGCCAATTCAACGCCTGAAGTACCTCTACAAGGGTGTGTTGACCCTGCTCGCCAGCTCATTCAGCTCATTTGCCATCAAAGACCCGTCACTCGGGTCACGCAATCCACTCACCGGGAGCCGTAAGGAGAAGGGACTCAAGAATACGGCTCGGATTACAAATCTCATGCGTGCACAGTCGCGCGCATCCACAGCCGCACAAAAACTCGTCAAGCACATCAAGAACGGAAATGTCGAACAAGCATACAAGGATGCGAATCGCGTGCTCAAGAATCTCGCTACATCGATTAAACGTTGATTTTTTTTCAAAGATGATATAAATGCCATTCACAAAACCATTTGTCGCAGCAAAAACCATATTAGTACTGGCTTCATTGCTTGTGTTTATATACAACCCTAAACTAACCATACCGATACTGCTGTTAAATATCGGTATTGCTATCGCGGAGGCTACATATAACAGATTTTTATTTAATGCGCTTCTAGGTACTGCAATATTTATATGGATATCACAACTAAAATATGATGACACGTCCATAAAGGTTCCGGTCATGATAGCACTGTACACCTTATGGAACATCCAGTTTCATTACCTGCATGTAAAGGATATTGTATCGGCTATGTCTCATACTATTATTCCGGCTACTGTCTCATTCGTGGTATATAGAGTGGCACCAGAGTACACATTGCGCGTGTTTTTACTGACGCGACTAGTAGCACTTTCTACTCATGGTTTGCATTACGCAAGTCCCTGTACGTGCCATTCAAAAGATTTCTATGACAGCGTCAAATGAGCCACCCCTCCTTTGGCAATCTTCGCTGGGTGTTTCATTACTATCACATATCAAAATCTTCAAACAACTCATCGATGATTGTCTTTTTGGATAGACCATCCTCCCCGAGAATATCTTCGAACCACTTGCCATGTGGCCCGCACCTCTTCGCGTCGTAACGCACGAACTTGGCATAGTCGTGGTAAACTTTACCCTTGCTTACAGCGACCAGTGAACGACCACACGTCTTGTCACCGTGATTGTAATAAAGGCAAACCTTGCACAAAGCCGACATGCTCATTTATGTTTTAGGATCAAAAAGCTTTAATTTCTCGACCAAGAGTATGAAGTGCACGGGTCGCACAGAGGAACAGGTCCACCAGGACTGCATTCGCTACTACCTCGCACGGGGGTGGAAGCTCAAGGGACACGAGTGGATCGTCGTCCCTCGGAAGGAAAAGTACGGCCGGGGTGACCTCGTGTTTCTCAAAGGGAAAGAGTACCGCGTGATTGAAGTGAAACGCAAACCCCACCCAAACGTCTTTGAGCAAGCCAAGTTTTACGGTGCCGCATGGAAGATGCTTTACGCGAGACCAGGCTACCGCGTCAGGTATGGTGTCTGGACATGCTCCGTCAAACGCATGCTCGGCACAGTTCGCGACCCGTCCCGTCTCTGCCTCAGACGAAATGCGTGCCGGCAAATATCTTCGTCTATTAATAAATAAGATGGCAGCCACCAAATTTGTGGCTATCCTCATGAACTCACGGAACCAGGCGCATGCGTTCCATCTCGAGACCTCCTCATACGCACAACACAAGGCGCTTGAGAAGTACTATGAGAAGATTGTCGACTTGCTCGACGACTATGCCGAGGCGTACATGGGCAAGTACGGCCGCATCGGCAGAATTCACGTCAACTCGCGGCAGATTCGCAACCCTAAGAAGGCGCGCGCTTACTTCGGGGCTCTCTTGGGTCGCATTCGCTCACTCCGACTCCCACGGGACGCTTACTTGAAGAATATTCAGGATGAAATTACAGCGCTCATTCGCAAAACGATGTACATGCTAACTTTGCGCTAAAGCACGTCCAGTGTACATGCCGTTCCGGCTCAGCTCGTTGTGAATAAACTTGAAAGGCCACCGGAGTGTATCACGTGATGAGTGAATCTCATCTGGTCGGCGGTACTCGGAATTCTCACCAGTGAGATACATGGGGAAGGGACTCAGTGCCGTCTCGGGTCCCCATTTCACCTTTGAAAAGAGGTATGCCTCTATGTTATTGAATTTAGAATCAAAATTACCTGGGTCTTGACAATACTTTTCAAAATCAAATTTGTTTAAAACCCAGTGTCTGTCACTAATTCCAAAATGAAATTCAGAATTCATAAACCATTGGTAAGAGGGATCGAGTTTTGGGTGAGGGCCAAACCACATGTGATCCGACCGGGTCAGTATGTATTGGGTGTATTTTTGGGGAATTTCCTGATGTAATTTTCGACGGTGCTCCAAAATCTTCTGGGCCGTTGGCTCAACTTGTGGGTCCGAGTGGATGTTTAGGATTGAGTTTCGTGTAAACTCATTCAACTTTACAGAATCGGGTCCACATGTGACGAGGTCGGCACCAAGCTCATCTAGGACATATTTCTTAAAGTGGGTCCACGTGAGTTCAGGGTATCGAATCTGACCAAGAACACAGACAACCGTGTTCATTGAAATAAAGGGGAGTTGATTCTTTATTTCAATGAGGTACATATCTCACCGAGGCAACCTCATAGGGCCATACCCCGAACTCGAGAACCGTCCTGATTACATCATCAACGCACTCGGTAGTGGAGTTGAGTGTGAGTGTGACGTGTGGTGGCACGAGGTAGGGTGGTGGCTCGGACATGACGGCCCGCAGTACTCAATCAGCAGTGAATTTTTGACACGCAAAGGGCTCTGGATCCATGCCAAGAACACAGAGGCTCTACGGCGTCTTGGATACTTTGACATAAATGTCAACTACTTTTGGCACGACAAGGATGACTATACGCTCACGAGCCAGGGGTATATATGGGCTTATCCGGGTTCAGAAATCAACAAGGATACAGTGTGCGTCATGCCCGAGAATGCAATGTACACGACGGAACAAAAGATGGGAGCACTGGGTATATGCTCAGATTACATAATCCTTGAGAAACTTGAGAAGATCCGCCGGAACACCTAGACCCCACATCTTCTTGCAATTTTGAATCTTAATTTTCTTGCCGTCTGCAATACCCTCGTTGTAGATGGGTGCAATGTAAAACTCCCCATTCGTGCGAATGTCCTTGTCAATCATCTGCTTCGCGTACTTGACAAAGTCCGACCCCTTGGACCAAAAGTAGACTCCCGTATTCGCGTGTGTGCTAATCACCTCCTTTTCAGCCACTCGATCAACAAATCCAGTGTCTGACAGTGACGCGTAGCTCCACTTCTTGTCCGTCGGGTCGGACTGCTCAAAAGTGGAGATGCACCCGTCGACATTCATGCTCTCGTACAGAAAGGCACTCGAGTCCCACTCAAGAAACTGGTCAGAATTGGCAATCAGGAGGTTTGTGTCATTGTCGATGTGTGCAGCCGCCAACAGCACAGAACACGCGGCACCATCAGTAACACCGTCAGTTGGCACAATAATACATCCGGGTGCAATACGGTCCAGAAGTGCCTTTGTGTCGTACATGTCCAGGTGCTCCTGTCGAACAATGAAAATGTACTGACCGTCAATGTTGAGGTTCTCGACGACACGCTGAATCATAGGGACACCCTGCACATCAATCAAGGGCTTGGGGAGCAGGTACCCCTCCTGTGCAAACCGACTCCCCTTGCCAGCCATAGGAATGACGACATTAATCTTGTTCTTCCATCGAATGTCCATAGTACCCATACGTACCCTGTTAAGGCTCATCGCCTTTATCAAGGCTTTGTTAATCGCATCGAGTGTCACGTCACGCCGAGAACCAACCGGTAACACATGAGCACATGACATGTACGCCGCCTTTTTACCAATGGGAGAATCCTCCACGACCAAAGTTTCCATGGGACTGACCCCTGCATGCAGGATACACCGAAGGTACATCTCAGGGTCAGGCTTGGGTCGATCCACATTTTGGTTTGAAATTAGAAAATCAAATAACTCGATGATACCAAGTGCTGTCAGAAATTCAACCATAGTTTCCTGTATAGAGTTGGAAGCACAGTACACCTTGAGACCCTGATCCTTTAGGGTTTGAATTATTTTTACTAATTTAGAATCAAAATTGATGACGGATGGAATAAGGGATATAGTTTGTTCTTGTTTTTTTTTCCAAATTTCAGAATGAAATTCAAGTGAAAGTCCCTTCTCCTCTGTCAACATCTGAAGTTTCCGGGTGGTACTCACCCCATCATACCTGGCCAGATGCTCATCAATTCCAATCTGAAATTCAGGTGGTAAAGCTTCGTTCAGTGCAGTGTAGTGAAGGTGACGCGAGTCGACAAGGACACCATCCAGGTCAAACACGATCAATTTCATTTACCGGTGGTAAAATAGGAGGTGAATTTTTTAAGCCCACCAATCCGCGTTGTCACTGTACCACTTGATTGTCTCCTCCAATTTTGTTTTAAAATTAGAATCTTCTTTCCATCCCAACTTTCTGAGTTTTGAACTATCGATGCAGTACCTCGAGTCGTTGTGTGGCCGTGGGTCCTTCACAAAATGGGCAGTTGACCCCACCTTCCATATGTCGGTCATCTGCTGGTAGAGTTCCCATACGGAAAGTTCGAATTTAGTTCCAATATTGTACGTCTCACCCATACCTCCTCGGTCAAGAATGCAGTGAACAGCGGTACACACGTCATCCACATGAATGAAATTACGCCGTGTCGACCCGTCCCCGTGGATAGTCACAGACTGACCACCGAGAATCTGCCGAGCAAAGATGGGAACCACCTTTTCTGGGTATTGCTTTGGCCCAAACACGTTGTTACCACGTGTGATGATGCACGGAATCTTGTAGCAATTGGTGTACGCCCTGACGTAAAGCTCGGCAGCCGCTTTGCTTGCAGAGTAGGGGTTGCTAGGATTCAGAGGCGCAGACTCGTCACACGTCACGTGACCCTCCACCTCACCGTAAACCTCGTCGGTGCTCACGTGAATAAACCGCTTGATTTTTCCGTATTTACGAACCGTCTCGAGGAGAACATGCGTCCCGAGCACATTATCATGTGTAAACTGGAAAGACTGCTCAAAACTCAGATCCACAAATGACTGTGCCGCAAAGTGAATCACGTGCGTCGGTTGGTGCACGTTGAACACCTCCTCCATCTTCGCCTTGTCCGTAATGTCCGCCTTGACGAGCGTATATCTAGGGTGTACCGGCACATTCTTCTCACGTGCACAATAGTCACACTTGTCCACGTTCACAACAGTCACGTCAGACTCAACGCGCAGAATGTACTCGATAAAGTTTGATCCGATAAATCCAAGTCCTCCAGTTACGAGGAGCTTCATACTGTGATAAAGCATAGAAACTTTATATGTTAAATGTCCGCGATCATCACCTCTGCCGGTCGTTCGGTGACTCTGGACGAGACTGACCCACGTACCAAGGCGCATCTGAGCGACCCCAAGGGGTTTGCACAGTTTATCATCCGCCAGATTAACACGGATCGCATCTATGATGTGTGCCTCAAGGGAAAGTCGGACATGACCATTCTGGACATTGGCGCCAACGTAGGACTGTTTACGCTGTACGCTCAGGATTCCGCCAAGCGTCTCATTGCCGTCGAGCCTACACCGTCTCACCAGTCCATTTTTGAGAAGCTGACGGCAGCGAGCACGAATGTGGAGCTCGCCAAGGTGGCTCTGTGTGACGTCGATGGTCCCGTCGAGTTTTACATTTCAGATGAGAATTCGACGATGAACTCGATTGTGAACAAGTACGGCCGTTCTATCGATGTGGAGGGTCTGTGTCTCAAGAGCCTGCTTGACAAGTACAACCTGGACAAGGTGGATTTCTGCAAGATTGACATCGAGGGGTCGGAGATGCGCGCCGTGACGGTCGAGACGCTCGGTGCCGTCTTTGACAGGATTGACGAGATTTTCATCGAGTGCCATGCCACCGTACCCAACTTTACTCACAATGACATTATCGCCAACCGCGTGAAGATGGAGGATGTGTTCAAGAAGGTGGGATACCAGGTCAAGGTGGTGAACTTTGACACGATTCATGCTTTTAAATCTTAGAACCGAAGGTTCTCTGCCAGCTTCGCTAAGAACAGTCCTTCGGACTGGTAGTACTTTAAAGCTTAAACTGTCTTAGTTTGTAATGAAGATACTCGTGACGGGTAAATATGGATTCATCGCACGTCACCTTGTCGAAAAACTCATACTAGACGGTAACGAGGTGCGACCTGTCGGCCGTGTAACACCCACTGGGATGATAGAAGTTTTAAATCATTTTAAACCTCAAATTATCTACCATCTCGGAGCTGAACTCAAACGGGAGGAAGAAATGTTCGATTCGAATGTGGTACTCACACAGGCTATCCTGGAGTGGTGTTCAAAAAATTCCGTAGATCGTCTCGTCCTGTTTGGATCCTCGAGTGAGTATGGCAATGTGAACAAGCCGCGGTCAGAGAGGGATCTCCCGCTTCCGACCAACATGTACGAGGCGACCAAGGCGGCGACAGCCATGCTCGCCCGTGGTGCAGCTTACCAGTGCAAAATCCCCACCATGTTCATCCGCCCATTTACCATCTATGGCGAAGATGAAAAGCCTACAAAACTTTCTCAAATTTTGTTTCAAAAAATGAAAGACGGAACGGTTCTGAAGCTGACTGATGGATTTCACGACTACATGTACATTGACGACTTTGTAGATATCCTCCTGACGGTGGTTACACAGGGTCCAATCGAACAGTTTACGCTCTTGAACATCGGTACCGGACACCAAACAACCAACATGAAATTTGTGAACATCTTCCAAAAGGTGACTGGTTACAAATTTCCAATTGAAATTGTGGAGGGTGTGGGGCCACCGTCGTGGATGGCTGATACGCACCTTCTTGAGTTCAAGTTTCCTCGAGTTAATTTGGAGCCAGCTAGGAACCTTGAAAGTGGGATAAGGAGGATGGTGTCTGCTTACAAAAGGAAGAATGGAGAAGAGAATTGTTGAGCTGACCCACAAGCACAAGTTGGGTCACCTCGGCAGTTGTCTGACGGCTCTTCCAATTTTGGATCATATTTACGATACCAAAAAGGATACGGATATTGTAGTATTAAGTTCGGGTCACGCGGGACTTGCTCTGTATGTCGTCCTCGAGCAGTACGAGGGATGTGACGCTGATGAGCTTGTTGTAAAGCATGGTGTTCACCCGAACCGTGACCTCGAGAATGGTATTTTCGTCTCGACGGGGTCACTCGGATCTGGTATCCTTGTGGCGGTCGGATATGCACTTGCCAATCGGACCCGTGACGTCCATGTCCTCATCTCCGACGGGGAGTGTGCAGAGGGGTCTGTGTGGGAGGCTCTCGCCTTTGCATACAAGGAGGGACTGAAGAACCTCAAGGTGCACGTCAACGTCAACGGGTACTCGGCGTATGACCCCGTCAACAGGTGGTATCTGTGGTTTCGGCTCAAGGCGTTCTTTTGGCGCACCCACGTGTGGTTCACCACTACTCCCCCGATTGCATTTCTCGAGGGCCTCAAGGCGCACTACCATGTGATGAGTGACGAGGATAAAGATAATCTGACCGAAGTTCTCAATGCGGAAGAACTTTGCCAAGATGCTCCACGAGGCTATGGGCGCCGACTCGAGAATTTTCTTACTCACTGCGGATCTCGGCTACGGAATCCTTGACGACATTCGGCGTGATTTCCCAGATCGGGCGGTGAATCTCGGGTCGTGTGAGCAGTTGATGATTGGCACAGCGGTGGGACTCGCCAACTCTGGATTTGTGCCTGTGTGCTATTCGATCACCCCCTTTCTTCTGTACCGCCCGTTTGAGATGATTCGCAACTACGTAAACCACGAAAAGGTGAATGTCAAGTTGGTGGGTTCTGGACGTGACAAGGACTATTCACACGACGGGATTACACACTGGGCCGAGGATGATTTGTCTATCATGAAGAACCTGTCCAACATCAGCCTTTTCAAGCCGTCGGAGTTGACCGAAGATGTGTTCAGGACGTTTCTGTTTTCAGACAAGCCGACGTACTTAAACCTTAGGCGGTTCTAATTTGTAATGAAGATTGTATTCACTACCCTTCACACAGACAACTATCAGTCTCTTGCAGATGTCACACTCGAACAGAACAAGCGCAAGTACTGCGGGATCCACGGATACCCACTCGTCACCATGACTGACGGGTGGCTTTACGAACGCAAAGCTATTGGGTTTGACAAGATTACGCTCATCAGGGACGCACTCAAAAAGTACCCAGACACGGATTGGATCTTTTTCAGTGAGAGTGATGCTATGATTACGAATTTCAAAATTAAATTGGAACAATTTACAGATGAGAGGTTCCACTTTATTCTACCGGCAGACATAAACGGGACCAATTGTGGTAATTTTATGCTTCGAAACTCTGAGATTGGGATGGCGTTTCTCAACAGCATCGAGTGTGCGGGAGCCATCTACAAGAACCACCCCATGTACGAGAACCAGTACATCCAGGACTGCGTGACGGGGAGCTATTGGCGCTCCGTAATCAAGGTTGTGCCACAACGTCTTTTCAACTCGTACGACTATACCACCATGCCCAGGTATGCCCAGGTCGAGCACAAGGATGCTCTCGGGGTGAACGGACAGTGGCAATCAGGAGATTTCATGATTCACTTTCCAGACAAAAAGTTGGAAGAGCGGATTCAGCTCGCAAAACTGTATTTAGAGAAGGTGGTTACTTAACTGGTAATGATCATTGACACATTCATGTTTTATAACGAGCTTGATGTTCTTGAAATTCGTCTCAAAACACTTGACCCGTACGTAGATTTCTTTGTGCTTGTCGAGGCGGAGGTGAATCACGTCGGGGGTCCAAAGGAGTTATTTTTCGAGAAGAACAAGGAGCTCTTCACCAAGTGGCTTCCGAAGATTCGACACGTGATTGTCACCAAGGATGAGTCGCCGACAGATACAAACCCGTGGTCGCGCGAAAAGTATCAGCGCGAGGCGATTCTTCGCGGCCTCGATGGTTTTCTCGGTCACGACATAGTGATGGTGAGTGATGTTGACGAGATTCCTGACCTGTCTTTGATCAGGTGGGAGCAGCTTCCTCACCGGGTCATGTCTCTCCACATGTGGATGTACATGTACAACTTTGAGTATCTGTTTACAGGTGAGCCGTGGTACGGCACAGTCATTACTCAAATCGACCTGTTCAAGGAATATGGTCCGAATTACTTCCGTGACAACCGCTGGAAGTTTCCAGTTCAGAGGTTTGCCGGGTGGCACCTGAGCAGCTTTGGAGACGAGAAGCACGTCCTCAACAAGATGCGTACATTTGCACATGCGCTTGATGATAACAACCACAAGCACCTTCAGACGGAGGAGAATATACGTGAATGGATCAAGACGGGGAAACATCTCGACGGAACCACGAACCTGATGGAGCGACCACCCGAAGCTTCAATTCCTCCAGTGGACTGCAGTAAATTTCTGCGCGTATATTAAATGAACGTATTTGCATTGGTTATCGCCATGTTCCTTTTTTTGGTTTCATTGATGCCACGAATGACGATGGCTCAACAACAAAGGGCGATTCAATTTGGTATCGAACTGCGTAAAGTTCAAAAAACTCTACACGACACAGAGAGCAACAAGAATCGCGTCGAAAAGGCTCTTCGGAATGCAAAGGGGAAGCTGCGCTTGGCCGAGCCGGGGCGCCCACACATCACAGTTAGCATCAACAACGTGCCAAGAAATGTCAACCTAGAGTCGTGGACCAGTAACAAGAATAATTACAAGTGGAATTTCGCACGTAGAACATATGTTAAACTATCAAAATCTGCTTAAGCTCCTCTTCAACCAGTTCGGTGCTTACAAGCCCCATGTAGATTGCCTTCCTTCGAAGCAACTGCCGAATATCATCCACGTGTAACAATTTGAGAAATCTGGATTTTGAATCTATATTTGTAAAAATACCACCTGATGACGAGTCCCTTTGTCCTTGACATACCGGCCACGTCACCATGCGTAAATCATGCATTTCAGCATCTAAATTATCTAAACGAGGCAATATATTCTCCCGTATCAGTGTTCGTATGTCATCCATTGCCAACTTAGGTTTCGAGTTCTTTAAGACCACCCATATGCACCATAATCATACCCAAAAGACCGAAGACGATTCCGAGGTATTGAACAGGTGAAGTGAATCGCTCACCTAGGAAAAAGTACGCAACAAGCGCACCCAGCACTGTGATCATGCCTTCCCACATCGCCGACACGTACAGGAGACTCGCCGACGAGAAGCTCTGCACCAGAAAATACACAACTCCAACGTACCCTACCAAGCCCCCAATCATGTGGTGGTGTGCCTGAGACTTGGCGAACCATTTGAAGTGGACATTACCAAATGTTTCAGCCAGGCTCATCAATAGGATGTTCGCCAGAGCCATCTATTTTTACGTGAGAATATAATCGTTCAATCCAGTAGATGGTCAGCCTCAAGTCTGCCCTGAATTGGTGTGTCGCCTGGTTCATCAGGATACCCAATGTAGACCACAGAACAAAGCACTTTCTATTGTGCTTCTTCCAAGATCCCGACTTTCATGATTTGTTGCGAGTCAAGATGCTCGTTTATCAAGTAAAGAAATTATGCATATAAAGCTTAATGAAGGCGGCCCTCATCACGGGGGTGACTGGTCAGGATGGGTCTTACCTGGCTGAATTCCTCCTTACCAAACAGTACACTGTCTATGGACTCGCAAGGTACTGCTCGGAGAAGAAACACGAACGAATTTCACATTTAAATTCAAATTCAGAATTCAATCTGATTGAAGGAGACCTGACCGACACGGCCCGGATCAACTCCATCATCAACTCTCTGAACTCAACTTATGATCTGATCGAGGTGTATAACCTAGGTGCTCAATCACATGTGAAACTATCCTTCGACCAACCAGAGTACACTGCCAATGTGGACGCCATGGGAACCCTCCGGGTCTTGGAGGCAATTCGTCAAACGAATTCTATTTCAAAATTCAAATTCTATCAGGCGGGTACTTCCGAGATGTTTGGAAAGATTCAGCAACCCACCCAAAATGAAAACACCCCCTTTTACCCCCGAAGCCCTTACGGTGTCTCCAAGCTGTTTGGGTACTGGATGACGAAGAATTACCGCGAGGCGTACGAGATGTTTGCATGCACGGGTATCCTGTTCAACCACGAGTCTGAGCGCCGAGGCTCCGAGTTTGTGACGCGCAAGATTACTTTGGGTTTGGCAGAGTGGAACAAGACGGGCAAGTCGATAGAACTCGGAAACCTGGACGCCAAGCGGGACTGGGGTCATGCAGAGGACTATGTTCAAGCCATGTGGCTTATGTTGCAGCAACCGATTCCTGAAGATTTCGTGATTGGTACCGGTGAGACGCACAGCATCCGTGAGTTTATCGAGGTGGCACATGATAAGGGTATTGAATGGAAGGGGGTGGCTGAAGATGAGGTTGGCTACTGTAAAGAGTCTGGGAACCCAGTCGTCAGGGTGAATCCAGAGTTTTACCGGCCGGCCGAGGTGGATATTCTCGTGGCGGATGCGCGCAAGGCGTACGAAGTGCTCAACTGGCGTCCGAAGATTGATTTCAAGACTCTAGTTAAACGGATGGTTGACAATGATTGTAAGTAATGTCTTCAACTTGTGAGCAAGTTGTTGCTGCCGCTGCGCGTATCGAAGTCCTTCGGACTTCATCTAATTGGCTTTTCATCGGTCCGAGCCCATTGTCTGGTATAGGCCAGGTGACGAAACGATATGCGGAAATGGTGGGAGGTGATTTCGTCGAAAAAGGGACTAGGCCTCCAAGGGTGGATTACACGAATGCGTTCTATTTCATGCTCCCCTTTCCCGCTGAGATTGCGCTTGCAGACGACTACCTCTTGTACTGTGACAATATGACCATCATGACCATCTGTGAGACGGAGCCCGTGAATGACGCATACAAGTTGATTGCAGACAGGTATCCGGTGGTATATGTGGCGTCTGAATTCTGCAAGGAGGTTTTTAGCAAGCAGTTTCCAAACACGGAATGGAAGGTTTTGCACTTGTACGCACCGACTCCACCAGTGTACCGGCCACCCAAGACGGATGGGCCGTACGTGTTCTATACGATTGGCAACATCGCCGATCCACGAAAGAATATCACCGCGCTCCTGAATGCATTTCAGGAGTGCCAGTTTCCGAATGCCCGACTTCTTCTCAAGGCGACGTGCAATCAGGATGTGAAAATAGAAATTCCCGGCGTGACGGTGATTAACGGGCTCCTTTCGATGGAGCAGATGGAGAATATCCACGCACAGGGACACTGTTATATCAATTGCTCACACTCCGAGGGTGCCGGAATGGGGGCCGTTGAGGCGGCGTTGCGGGCCAAACCCGTCATTATTACTGATTACGGGGGCCTGAAGGAGTACGTCAAGACTCCGTGGGTCGTCAAGTGTACCAAGGGGCCGATTGGTTTTGACGACTTTTTGTTCAAGGCGGATCACGAGTGGGGTCACCCAAATTACCCTGATCTCGTGGCGCACATGAAGGATTGCTACTCAAAGGAGGTGAAGACGTGGGATCACACGCATACACACAAGCTTATGGGGCAAATTACATTCCACGAATGTTAACACCCGCGGAAGCGGTGGACTCGGCGGTGAGCTTGGCAGCCTGTGCAATGTGAGCAAGTGCGTTTGTAATAGAAGCCTTCTTGGCGGCATTTGACGCGAGTTCAGCCTGCTTGGCAGCGGAGGCGAGCTTCTTGTTGTTTGAGTTTGCAGAAGCGTTGTTCAGGCGAGAGGCTTGCTCACGCAAGTTTTGTGAAACACTGGCGAGCTTGTTTGTCGCACCGACGGCGTTGCGATTGGCGAGACCCATCTGTCCAGCATTCAGCTGCTTGGCACCGGCATTAATCTGTGCATTCGCCTCAGCCAGGAGCTTGGTCTGTGCATTCATGTTCTTCAAGGCGGTGTTCACCTGCTGGGTTGGGCGAGTATTCATTATACTATGCGTCTAGAATTTAGTTTTGGCAAGTGTCGGGGATCCTGAAAGGGCGAGTGAATCGCTCTGACCTCCACTCTGGGAATCGACCCAGTAGTGGGCCAGGTACATCGTCAGACCAACGATGATGGAGGATGACAAAAGGAATGACTTTTGCGAGTTGAGGTACAGGACGGCATCGTCAACCACCTTGATACCTGTGGGTTTTGTGATCAGTTTGGGGACGACATAGACCATGAGGAAATTGATTGCTATGGCGGCCCAGATGTAATTCCAGTCAATCTCCATTACACTAACCAGATACTTTATTTCACTGCGTGCTTCTTGCAAAAGTCCCCGCAGGTTGCTGCGAAGGGGCAGGGGCGGTTCTCGAGCGTGCGCGACTTGCAGGTTGGTCCCTTGGGTTTTGCAGCTGCAACCGTCTCCATGCGGCCAGGCACCTTGTTGGTCTGCTGGAGCTTGTGACGCTTGTCGTCCAGATCATGTACTCGCTCACGAGACCGAAGAGCTGAGTCGGCAAACTTTTCTGGGTAGGGATTGCCGACTTTTTGTGCGTCTGTGTAGAACCGCTGCCAGAGCTCACCACCCTTGCCCTTGGGAGGCTCCAGAGGCTTCCGCACGACTGGAACTGAAACAGGCCTGCACCGATCTGCACCCACTACCGGTTCTCCGGAAGGGACAAACGGCTTGGGGCGGACAGGCATCATCTTTGGGGCGCGCATTTTTTTGGATACCAATCCCATCTTTTTGGGGTAAAAGTCGAGAACAGAACCACTAAGCCAAGTGGCGCGACGAGCAGTTCCTGTGTTTTTTGGATACAAATACATGTTCTCCACTTGCTTATATACCCACCCAGTCCTGGAGAAAAGAGTGCTGATGGGTTTAGACGATCGCACGGCCACCGAGGTTGTACCGCGGGAAAATAGGCAAAGCCCCTAAAGCAGCCTCTCTACGTTCCGCGTTACGTTTCGCGTTAGCGGCGAGTTTTGAACTAAAGAATCTTTCTGACCAGGTCTTTGCCTCGGGTTCACCTGCTACCTGAAGTAGTCCAGATGATCTCAGCTGCGGCGCCGCTAGTGCCCGGAGAAGATTGATTCGCTTTGGCTGTGGTGCTGCTAGAAGATTGATTCGCTTTGGCTGTGGTGCTGCTAGAAGATTGGCCCGTGTCACTGCCGCTGCACTAGCCGCTGCATTATTTGCCACTTTGACAGCCAGTTTATTGTTATTGAAATTTTGAGATGCATTATGAAAGTTGTTGTTCGAATTTGAGTTGTTAAATAATGGATTGTTTACTAAAGGGTGTGACTCGAGTGCATTATGAAATTCGTTGTTATTGTTCCGCGCAAGCACGGCATTTACTCGTTTAACAACTGGAGCTGCTCGCGCAAGCACGGCATTTACTCGTTTAACTGCAGAAACGGTTGGAGTCATGCCCTTCTTTGTGTACTCCGTGCTCCCAATCGTGAGAACCTTCTGTTTACGCGCATTCTTCACCTTTCTTTTTGCTTCTTCAAGGTTTCTTTGAGCATCATTTAATTTCGATTTAAAATTTGAAATATTATTAGTGGTCCGTGTTCGAATGCGCACGCTCATCCAACTCCGCTTTAGATTCTCCACCTTCTGTTGGGCGGCTTGTTGTTTTCTCAAAAGGTCCATGAGATGTTGTTTCCATCCTATGCTCAGTTTGTAGTTGATCGGAGCAAGTTTCTTGCGTGCATACATCTTGTTTGCAAGGTTTTGAACTTTAGCCTTTGCCCCACCGAATAGACGACGGAACGCACTTGGCTTTGACCCCAATGCGATTTGACGCTCAAGATTTCTGTATTCCTTCGCGGTACTCAAGTATGCATTCATATGGTATTATGTACGAATTTATTTTCAAAATTAGTAATAGAATGAAGAATTGGGGTCCTTACTTTTGGGGCACTCTTCACCTTGCCTGTTTGTCCGCACCCAGCGTCCTGACTCAAGAACACAAGGCTGCCTTCCAGGCGCTCGTCGAAAGTTACACCAAGGTTCTACCGTGTCCCATGTGCCAAGTTCACTTTACCGAGGTTCTCCAAAAGTACCCTCTACAGGATAGCCTGAACACATCGGAGGATCTCTTTCTGTGGTCAGTTGCCGTTCACAATGCAGTGAATGCAAACATCGGCAAACCACAGGTGACCCCCATCGATGCCTTGCACTACTGGGCAGAACGCCTAAACTACAATCCTCCATCCGAAGATGAATTTCCAATTGAAATTGTGATGGTGATTTTACTCATGATTGCCCTGATTTCTTTTCTAGTCATAAAGTAATGGACTCGAAGGCGGCTCAGCACGCTTTTCACAACCTGGTACTGACGGGCAAGGGGGGTCTCGTGCTTCTCTTGTTGATTCTGAGTCTTGTCAATGCTCACACCGAATACGTTGAAAAGGAGCCTCGCAAGTTTCTTGCCGGTGTTCTCATATTTGCACTGACTGGTGCACTTTCAGGAGGTTTCGTCGCCTGGAATCGTGGCGGTGACTCTGGTATGATTTTTAATACAATTTTCATCTCAACCCTCTTCTTCTTCTTTTTCGGAGTTTGCCGTGAGTTTGCGGGGTATTACAAACTGGCAGCTGGTGAGACTGACCATTCGCAGAAAATGGCAAAGGAGGCAAAGGTGCTGAAGTATTTGGGTATCGCACTAGTGGCAATCATTGGACCTCTTGCCATCTGGTACACTTACAACGCGGCAAAGACTGGTAACACGTCACCCAGTGGTCTCAAGATGCCATTCCCAGTTGAGCTTCTTATTTTCACGGCAATTTGCGGTATTGGTGAGTACGGTGTGGCGTACCAGCACGGAGAGAAGGGTCCCTTGGTGATTGCCGAGAGCTTCGGTCTGTACGTGGCGGCCCACCTGTTCCTCCAGTACGGCGGATTCTACAAACACGTATTCGCACCAATAAACTGGAACAAGTTCAACTAAAGGATTTAAAACCTAAAATTGAAATGCAATATGAACGCCTCTCACATGTCGAACATATTCTCAAGCGCCCCGACACTTATGTCGGATCCCTCCACCCCGAACCTGCCTCCTATTGGGTTCGAGATGGGGACCACTTCAGCCTTCGTCAGCTTTCTGTTGCACCTGGCTTGGTGAAGATATTTGACGAGGTTCTGGTCAACGCAATCGACCAGTACTCGTTGCATCCCAAAAAGGTTTACAGAATTGAAATCATTACCGGGGGTGAGTTTGCTTATGTTCGAAACTTTGGCGTTTCCATTCCTATCAAGAAGCACGCGACGGAGAAGGGGGTGGACGGAAAGCCCATCTGGATCCCCGAACTGATTTTTGGACACTTGCTGACGAGTTCCAACTACAACGACGATGAGCAGCGCGTGACTGGTGGTCGCAACGGCTACGGGGCCAAGCTCGCCAATGTGTTTTCCAAGAAATTTGAGCTGACTCTTTGGGACGGCAAAAAGTCTTACAAGCAGGCGTGGACGGACAACATGAGCAAGGTTTCACCCCCGGAGATTCTCGAAGGAGTCGGTGGTACTTTGCAGATGCCATATGTTCAAATCCAATTTTGGCCCGACTTTGCCAGATTTGGTGGACCGTGTGATTTTGCTCACGTGGCTTTCAAGCGTGCGTGGGACGCCTCCATGTGGTGCTCAAAGGCCAGGGTGAACTTTAACAATGTGGATCTGGTGGCCCCGAGCCTCGAGGAATATGCCAAGCTGCACGGCCTCGGTTCGACTGCCAAGATGCACACGGAGAATTTTGACATTGTTGTTGGTCACTCGACATCTGGAGCTTTTCAGCAGTGCTCCTGGGTGAATGGCATCTCCACCACCAAGGGTGGGACCCATGTCGACAAGGTGGTCAAGGTGATTATGGAGGAGCTTCAGAAGGACAAGCGCGTCACGGTCAAGCCCGCACAAATCAAGGCGAGTCTTTTTGTGTTTGTGCGGGCGGTGGTTGTCAACCCTACGTTCAGCAGTCAGACCAAGGCGGAGTGCACGTCAAAAATTACCGAGGCCATTGAGCCGAAACCAAAATTCATCAAGGACATCCTGGCCACTGGAGTTCTCGACGACCTTGTGGCTCTCGGTGCTGCCAAAATCGACAAAGAGCTCAAGAAGACAGATGGGTCCAAAAAGTCGCGAATTACGGGCGTTCCGAAGCTGGATGACGCTAACTGGGCTGGCACTCATCGCAGCACCGAGTGCACTCTTATTATTACCGAGGGTGACTCGGCTAAAGCCCTTGCTATTGCTGGGTTGAGCGTTGTGGGGCGTGACAAGTTTGGTGTGTTTCCACTCAGGGGTAAACCGCGAAATGTTCGGGATGCCACGATAAAACAGGTGACGGAGAATGAAGAATTTTCTAACCTCAAAAAGATCCTCGGGCTCCAACATGGCAAGGTCTATAATTCACTGAGAGATTTACGGTACGGGCGCCTGATGATTATGACTGATGCGGACCTGGACGGCTCCCACATCAAGGGCCTTGTGTTGAACATGATTCACGTGTACTGGCCTCAACTCATCGGACTTGGATTTGTGGTCAGCATGGTGACACCTGTCATCAAGGCGGGCAAGACGTGGTTTTTCACGGAGGAAGCTTTCAGGGACGCGTCAACAAGTGGCCCGGTGAAGTACTACAAGGGTCTCGGCACATCAACGTCAGCAGAGGCCAAGGAGTACTTCAAACAGATTGACAAGCTGACAGTTGGATTTAGCACCGACCCCCATCTCACCGAATCGATGACTTTGGCATTTAGCAAGTCGCAGGCTGACGATCGCAAAGAGTGGCTTGCAAAGCACATGGCGTCTCCCCCAAAGGGTATTTCGTACGGTTCAGTCAAGACGTTGACCGTGACTGATTTCATCCACCGTGACTTGGCCAATTTTAGCGCCGAGGACATTAAGCGGTCGATTCCTCACGTGGCGGATGGTCTCAAGCCGAGTCAGCGCAAGGTGATTTACGCCTGTCTCAAGAAGAACCTGACGTCAGACATGAAGGTGGCTCAGTTGGCCGGGTATGTGGCGGAGCAGACGGCGTATCACCACGGCGAGGCGAGCCTCCAAGGTACGATTGTCAACTTGGCTCAAAACTTTGTGGGTGCCAACAACCTCAATTTGCTCGAGCCGAGTGGACAATTCGGAACACGCCTGGCGGGAGGCAAGGATGCTGCAAGCTCTCGTTACATCTTCACACGTCTAGCACCGTGGACCAAGAACATTTTTGATCCGAACGACAGCGCCGTTCTCAAGTATGTGATTGATGACGGTCAACAGGTGGAGCCTGAGTTTTACGTTCCAGTTGTGCCGATGATTCTGATGAATGGTGCAGAGGGCATCGGGACCGGCTTCAGCTGCTACGTTCCTCCTTTCAATCCGGAGGCGATCAAGCAGAATATTCTATGCGCACTCGACCAGGTGCCCATGGTACCAATGAAGCCATACTTCAAGGGGTTCAGGGGGAAGATGACCAAGACGAAGGATCACACGTGGGTCATGGAGGGTGTCGTCGAGAAGGAGGGGACGCAGATTCACGTGACTGAACTCCCTCCGGGTAAGTGGATTCAGGACTTCAAAGAGCACCTGGAGGATCTTGTCGAGAAGAACGTGATTCAAAAGTACGAGAATCACTCGACGGAGACACAGCCAGACTTTCGAATCTGGGGGTTTGCGGGTGAGGATCCGGTCAAGGAGCTGGGCCTGGTCAAGACGATTCACACGAGCAACATGTACCTGATTGGCCCGAAGGGTGCCGTCAAAAAGTACGCAAGCCCCGAAGAGATTCTTTGCGACTACATCGAACTTCGTACAGACCTGTACAAGAAACGCAAGGCGCATCTCGTCCGTGAACTCGAGTCGGAGATTCAGTGGATAAGCACCAAGCTTGAGTTTATCAAGGGTGTCATCCACGGATCAATCAAGGTGTTGAACGAGCCGCTTGACAGTGTCAAGGCACAGATGCGAAAGCGCAAGTTTGAAGAAGAGCATGTACCCAAGCTGCTAGATATCAAGACGTACAACTACACACAAGAGGAGGTTGTAAAGCTTGAGACTCTGTGTGCGAAGCGACAGTCTGATCTACATGTACTCAAGAGCACAAGTGTGGTGCAGATGTGGAAAAATAACCTGAGCCAGTTGTAGATGTCAGAATTCTTTACTGACTTGAATCCTGTAACACGATTTCAAAAGCTCAAAGAAATTCAGCAAGCGATCCAGTCTCGAGTCGTCCCAGCTTTTCAAAAGACTCTCAATCTCGAACGCAAAATTCAGGCACGTGTTCTCGGCACAGTCATCCCAGCATTCACACCGCCACCAGAAGCCCCGGCAGGACCGGAGGAGGCTCCCGTTATTCTACAGCCAGTTCAGTTGAGTGGTTTATACACTGCAACGTCACAGAATGTGATTACGTTCTATGTCATGACGAGCTGGCCAACTCTCCCGTCACGTAAACCGGCCCCGTTGACTTCTGGCTGGAGAGCAGTGGGTATTACAAATCTCGTGGGAAACATCATCCTCACAAAAGCGACCAACACGCCCGGTGTTGTAGAGATTGGACCCGGAACGTCAGAGTCGTACTTGTGGTCATTCGAGTGTCAGACTGATACGGAACAGAACATTCAAAATTATCAGGGAGTGATTGGAGCCGTGTTGTACCCCCCAGATGCTGGCTCTCTCGTTACAAACTCAATTACCGGTATTCTTGACGGTTTTTACTATGTGACACAGGGACGCCTCGTGTACTACATTCGAGGAAGTGTGCCGAAAATGTTTGGTCCCCGGTGGACAGTCGACGGGATCACAGGGCTCAAGAGCAGTAACGTATTCACGAACAACTTTGTGACGACACCCGGCACGGTCAAGGATTCGTACACATATGACTCGTACGTCACATTGACGAGCGATCAGGTTGAGGATAACACGATGGAGCCTGTGTTTGGAACGGTGACGGTTCAACAACCCCCAGATGAAGCTCGTGTAATTGGTGCAAATGTGATGTACAAGTCTGACTACTCTTCGAATCTGTCCGTCATCATTAATTCAAACATCAAAACAACGGGGGGAGCTCCTCTTCGTGAACTGGGTCAAAATGTCAAGGGACATCAGCCAATCTTCCAAGACACGTACAAGGATCTTGAAAAGGAGGGGTACAACGCAGGGACAACATATTCCTTGTACGCAGTCGGTCCACAGGAGAAATACACAACTGGAAAAGATGACACCATTTGGAACACCGACTATCCACAACACACCAACTTCGTGTGTTACCAGCGGTACGTGCCTATCCAAGGATCTACATTTCTCGGTGAGACAATCACCGTTGAGCTCAAGCCAAAGGAGCTCGGAGACCTCATGTGCAACATGTACTTTACGTGCCAACTTCCAGTCTTGACCAATTCGTCAAACATCTACGTCAATCAGGTGGGGCGAGCGCTCATTGCACAGTGTGATTTCATGATTAATGACACGATTGTCGAGACAGTCTATGACGATTGGTTCTTCATCAAGGACCAGGTGTTCCTCGACTCTGATGAGCAGACGGCGATGTTTTCAGCCGTCAACGGTGGATCTACAACGTCACTGAGTCCTACGACGAGCAATGTCACCGTCTGTGTCCCGCTCGAGTACTTTTTCTGTCGCCGACATTCCTACCTGTCAAAAGGACGTGAACGCCTTCGGAGACCATACTTTCCATTGTGCGCCTTGTACAATCAACGAATGTACATTCGAATTAAGTTTAATCCATGGCCGTGGATTTCAAACGATTGGAACCCATCCGCCGCAAAACCAGCCACAACCTACAAAGAAATTATCAACCCTGCACTCATTCTCGAAGAGATTAAGCTGAATGAGGAGGAGAAACTTTACTACAAGACGAAAAAACTTCGCTACGTGATCAATCGTCTCAAGAAGGAGAGTGTCCTGTCGTTCAGCAGCTCCACTACACAATTGCAGCTCACAGCCAGCTTTCCGGTGCAAATGCTCGTGTGGTTCATCCGAAACAAAAAGTACGAGACGGTGACATCGAGCCTGTACACTGACGTGCGGTACGAGTACGGGTTTACGACCAAGTACATTCAGACTGCAGTGACACTGCCATTCACGTCAGGGACGGCATATTTCGTAGACCCTATTGACACGGCAAAGGTTGTGCTTAACAACATGGACATTACAAGTACATTTCAGGGGTCCCTCTACTACGCATTCAAGCAGCCCATCGAGCACAACTTGTCAGTGCCCGCAAAGAACATCTACATGTATTCCTTCGGGCTCAATCCGAAAGAGTACAATGCGGGAGGGTACATCAATTTTTCTAAATTAGATTCGCAAACGACGACGCTCAAAATCGTTTTTGTTCAGCAATACGCCACACAGGTTAACCAGGGATACAATCTATACTTGTTCTACTACGGGTACACTATTCTCGAGTTCGAGAATGGATCCGCTCGTCTTCCGTTCATGTAAGTCACGAAGCTTGTTGCTGATGAGATATGCGATGATGCCATTCGTGATGCACCACCGAATAAAATTAAGTTGAGCCACCGTAGTGGTGAGACCCTGGAACTCGATGCGCTCGGTCCGACAAAATGGATCGAAAAGCTTCTTCGAGTATCCGTCAAGCGACGACTTGTAAGCCACATGGACTGTGAAAATCTTTCCATTTGGCCCCGTGTACGTCACGTGACGTGTCTTGGCGTAGTTTGTCACAAACCACTCCAAATTGCGAAGGGATATACCCTTGCTGTGCGAGAGAACATCATGTAGTTGTTCGGCGTTTTGTTGATCGCTGAAAAAACGGGTGAGACTCTCGAGAAGTAAGCTGGACTTGTTCATTGTATTATTAAACTTCTAAATGTTTAAGCGGCTTACGGGCGCAGAACCCCACGTGACCGGTTGAGGAACTTGATTTGGAACAGTATGCGCCTTGACGACAGGAACCTGCTTCTGATGAAAGAGACAGTAGCCATTGTGCTGCGGCTCTTTGAGACATCGCTTCTTGCTCTTGAGTAGTCCTTGACAAAACCGCACTTCGATATCTGCAGTATCCTGCACAAGGCGCGAAAGTGGAATGTCGTACAATTTTGAGATGACTTCGAGAGATTTGCCGACCCGAAGAGCAACCCTGCGATTCACCTCCTCCTCAATCAGTTCTGTAATCTGACGTTCCATTTTTACTTGTCACACCAAGTGGCGACTTCTCTATTTAGGAGTGAAAAACTGCGTGATGGTCCGAACCTTGGGCTGGAATATGAGCTTCTCCGTGTCCCTGCCCAAGAGAGGCTCCAAGAGATCACACACCGGCTTCTTGAGCTGATTCGTGAAATAGTACTGGTAGTCAATCTTAATCTTCTTCTCGATAACCCATTCAGGATCTTCCGCCTTTTCAAACATTTTGGCATTCTTCGGACCCTCGACAATCACAAACTGGACACGGTCCCCCTGTTGAGGCTCGGACCCCGGCGAGCGCTTGCGAATCTTGTCCCGAACCTCCACATGCGGCATCTTCACTTTGTAGTTTGCAGCCAACTGCTTACTCATCAAAAGCTTCTCCATCGGCACCATACCACTCGTAAGAAGCTTGGTCGCTTGCTTTGCGAATTCAACCGGTGGGCGTGGATCGTCACTCTCCAAAATCATTTCCAAGAGCTTCTTGAGCGTCTCGCGCACGTACGGACAGCTGTCGCGCCGAACCACCTGGAGCCCCTTGACGTCAATCTTCTTGAAGATGACATTTTCCCCCTTTTTCTCGTACATCTTGGCTGCGTACCGCTTCTTCGAGTACAGAAAGTACGGACAATACACCTTTTCCAGCTCAAGGTCATTGGGCGCCTTGAACAGTTTGGTGCACTGCTCAGCAGCCAATTCGCCCTGTTGCCACGAGTAATCAATCGCCTCTTGGCCTTTACGCCCCTGTACGTCAAACTCAACCATCACAGAGTCAGTGTCACCGTACCTGACATGAGCACCTGGAAAGTTAGCCTCGACGTAATTCTTCGTCTCCTCAATCATCTGGCGTCCCCGCATGGTGACCGTGCTCGCAATCGCCACAAGAGGAAGCATACCCTTCGACGCGCCGGTAAACCCGTAGATTGAGTTCATCGAAATCTTGTACGCAAGCTGTTGGCCGTTGTACACCGCCTCCATCGGCGTTCCCTCCGCTGCAGCCATGAGCTTCTTTGCCTTTTTGCGAAACGCCTTGAGATCGGACAAGATGATCGGCAAAAGACTTGGCACATTCTGTGCAAACCGAAACTGACCAAACTGCTCGTACTCAACCCCCTCCAAATTGTCAAACTGTGGATCCATCACCATTGACGAATAGCAAAGGTTGTGAGCGCACATGATGCTCGGGTACAGGCTCGCGAAATCGAGTGCAGTGATTGGGCCATAGTATGCACCGGTTTGTGCGTCCAACACAGTCGCACCTTGATACCCGTCATCAGACCCCGGCAAACCCGTCTTTTTGAAGACGGGGATGATAAATCCAAGCTGCCGGGCTTTGTAAGCCATCTGGCTAAACACCTTGATCTGCTGCCCACGTTCGCTCAGAAACGAAAGAGGCACCCAACACGCCTTGGCCATCTCAATCTGGTTCTGAAGCTGACACAACTTGTCGAGGAGTTTGTGGGGTAGGACCGTATCCTGAATACAATACTCCGCAACCTCCCCGAGACGCTTCGGGTCTCCCTCTGCAAATCGACTAAAAATCTCCTTGACCGGCATGTCGTTCTTTTGATCGTTCAGAAAGTGCTTCGAGACGTTGTTCAGAGAGTAGCTCTCGAGTTTGTGCTCACGCTTGACATCCTGGAAAAAATCAAAAACGTACCTGCCACGCATAGGCACCATCTTGAGCATGTTGTTACCGAGTGCGCTCGACGCGAGGTTCTTAATCACCAACTCAATCGGTGAATCCTTGAATCGTCCCCACGTTGGCGCAAGACCACACAAGACAGAACGAACTTGAAGATACTCCAAGTCAAAGCCAAAGATGTTCCAACCAGTCACAATGTCAGGATCCGCCTCGATGAGGTACTTTTCAAATCTGTCAAGAAGTGCACGTTCCGTCTCGAAACTCTCACAGTCGGCAGCGTCAGTCTGTTTGAGACAGAGGCACTTGCGCACCATGGGTTCGTCAGATCCAAACGTGCGAGTCGTCATGCCAATCTGAAAAATCACATCCAGTGGGGTGTTTGGATTTGGAAATTCACCCGTTGACGAGTAGCACTCAATGTCAAACGACATGACTCGGAGAGGAGCCACGTCATCTCGGTCAACTGGAGTGATGTTCGTGTAGTCTTCAACCCAAATGTTGACGTTGCACGAAGCCACATAGTCCGGAGCTCCATTCGCCACATGAAACCAACCAGTCGAACGCACACCCGTCACGTGCATGAAGCGCAAGACGGGATCGATGTTCGACTCGTAAATCTTTAGCTGACCAAACACCTTGAGGTCCTCCCAGCGATCGTCTCTCTCCTTCATCTTGTCAATCATCGCCGCACAAATTCGCATCGCTTTGAGAGTCTTGAATGTCAACTTGACGAATCGCTCACGCAGACCGTTACGGAATCCCCAGAGGTCTTTGGCTCTAATTTCTTGAATCTCAGTGAGGTCAAAAAAATGCCGACTCAGAACGTGTTTCAAAACTGGAAACTTGTGAGCAGCTCGAATTTTGATGAAAAAATAGGGTTCGAATGGGGTAGAAACGCATATAGATTTCCCATCTTCACACCGACCGTAAATTCGAACAATGTAACGGTCATCAATGTCCTCACCTTCCCAGGCTACAGCCTGGCTCTGCATCTCCGTACCATTTCATAGATTAATATCTTAAAGTACAGTAAATGAGCAAAGTCTGGTTCATTCACGTGGATACGTCTTCGACCACCTCGAACACTGTCATAAAGAACGGTGGAATCGATTCGTTTGATTGTGCTGTGATTCTCGGCCAGGTTCACCGTAAGATTCGCAGGGTAGCACTCAAGTCGGCTGAGATTCCAATTGGTTTTTACAACATTCGCGCCCCGTACAACACCCTCACCATGAACATTGCTGGAACACCAACGTCATACACCTTCAGTCCAGGTAACTATTCCGCCACTACGTTCTTGAACACACTGAACAACACAATCACCCCTGCAATTGGATCATTTTTCCTGAACACCCTGACCAACAAAATTCAGTACACGTCAGTCGTCGGAGCATCGAGCATCACGGGGACCCCCGGTACCCTTGGGTACTTTATGGGATTCACAACTGATCAACTTGGCGTGATTATTGTCGCAAACAAGTCCTACAGCATTGATTTTGACAATTACATTTGCATCTATATTGAAAATTTGCGCAATTCGTGCATGGAGCCATTTGCCGCCACCTACAAAATCCCAATTACAGTCCAGAAGGGTGGTGTTCAGAACTACCTAGCTGACAGCTATTTCAAGCAGTCTATTGAAATTTTTGATCCAGACTACAAGATTGACCGCCTAAATATTGCAGTCAAGGACCGCTTCGGAAACCCACTGAGCAACAACGGCCTTGATTGGTCTTTCACCATTGAGGTTGAGTCGGATACCTAGTCCACCTTTTCTTTTCTCTCCAATAAGTAATATGAGCCGTACGATCGATGGAACGTTCAGTACGCAGTCAAAGAATACACCCGTACAACAGACCCGTCCCTATGATTTTGGCACGGATGCTATTGAGCGGCAGCGCGTGTCCCTCGGTCAGTCTCTCATTGACGCCGATTTCGAGTACGGTATTCAGCCAACCAAGTGGCAAACTCATCAGGAGATTCGCAAGACGCCCAGCTTCTACGAGATTCCCGGTACCGAGTTTGTGGTTACAGATGTCGTGTCCGATGGCTATGCTGTATCTAACATTTACGTAGGGACTACTTCGTCTCAGCCTCCAGTCGGGACGGTCATCACCGTGAACGGTCTGAGCAACTTTCAGCGCACAGCTGATCGCGCAGAGGGGTATTTCCTCGTAACTGCTAATTACAGCACTCCCGGTTCGTTCATCTCCCTCCCATCCAACACTTTTACATATTTTTCAAAGGGGCAGATTAACACGGGTCAGCTGATCACCCCATCCACCACAATTCGCAGAGGAAGCGTGTTTAACGGTGGCAACTGTAGAATCACTGTCACATCCATCACACAAAACTCCAATTTGGTTCAGGTGTACACGTCCAACACGCACGGCATGCTCCCAGGAACACCAATCACCGCAAACAATTGGACCGGGTCCGGAGTCACTGGCGTAAATGGAAGCTTTTTTATTGAATCGGTTCCAAGTTCCAATTCGTTCATTTTCAGCTCTCTTGTCGCGGCGGTCGGTGGTACCAGTCCAACTGGCGGGTCCATCTTTGTTCAGCCGTACTCGACAGTGACTCATAGGCCATTTGACGGTGGCGTGCTCTTGACGCCGCTCGTGGCGGCCCACGGTGCTATGGTTTGTCGTCAATCGAAAAAGGTGTTTCGGTATCAGTCTGGCAAGGGTTTGTTGTGGTCTTCTGGTACCATTTTCTGCCCAAATAACGACATTTCACGCGTCATCTCAGATTCCACAGCTATTGGGAGTAACATCGTGGTTCAAGTTGATGTGTTTCACGGTGCACAGATAGGTTCAACGGTTCAGCTTCGTGGCGTGAAAGACGCCGGATTTAACGGAACGTACACTGTTTCGAATATCAATGATTCTAAATCGATCAACGTGGTGGCAACGACGACGCTTGGAAGTACAATTCCCGCATTTCTCAACCAGCCACGTTTCATCATTTCTGGCTGGCACGGGGCAAGTGCCCGTGCGGGGTGCTTCGACGATCAGAATGGCCTCTTTTGGGAGTGGGACGGTCAGAATCTGTGGGCAGTGAAGCGGTCGAGCACGTTCCAACTGGCTGGCACGGTTATCACTTCCGTGGGAGGTCAGGTGCTCGTTGGCAACACATATACAGATTCAACTACTTCGACAGTTACCATTTCTACGCAGGGCATCACTTTCCCAACGACCGTCAACGTCGGTGACGTGAGTGCACAAGTGACACTGACGTCGACAGCTGGTCTCATCAAGGGAATGCACATCGTGTCCGGGTTTTACGCTGGTTACATCGACACCAGTTACATCATTTCAGTCGATTCAGTGACCCAGATTACAATTGGGTTTCAACCGATATCTGTCTCAATTCCATTCGGAAGCCAAACGCCAGCAACCGGGACACTTATTTACCAACTCCCAACGACTCGTTTCCAGGATCAGCTCAAGGTGAATGACAAGTTTGTTCTACGTGGAATGACTCATACGGTGACGGCCATCTTGTCACAGGGTGTCTTGAACTTTAATCCACCATACCGCGGAACTACCGCGCCATCCGTACCTACCAAAGCGTCACGAGTGATTGAAACTCGAGTTAACCAGGCAAATTTCAACAGGGATACGCTCGACGGCCTCGGTGCGTCCGGCTACAAGGTGGACATTACAAAGATGCAAATGATTGGCCTCCAGTATACCTGGTACGGAGCGGGTTTCGTCGATTTCATGATGCGTGGCTCGGACGGTAACTGGGTGTACGCTCATCGTTTCCGTAACAACAACGTGAATGACGAGGCGTACATGCGTTCAGGAAATTTGCCCGTTCGTTACGAGCTCATCAACGAGATGAGTGCCGCCGTGTCTACACTCAACGGTCAGATTACCACAGCCACGTCTAATATCCTCCTGAACGACGACACAACATACTGGCCTCCTTATGGAACGGTGCTGATTGATTCGGAGCTCATGTCATATGCGAGCAAGGGGGCATTCGCACTGAACGGCATAACTCGATCAGTTCCATTTAGCTACACTGTGAACGATCAGCTACGCAAATTCACGGGATCTGCCGCAACAAGTCACGCACCCAACTCGACAGTTCTTCTGACGAGCATGACATGCACCCCCAGTTTGACCCACTGGGGTTCCGCATTCCTCATGGACGGTTCTTACGATCAGGACCGTGGATATTACTTCAGTTATTCAAACACCTACACATCAAACATCACAACCACACAAGAACCCTTGCCACTCTTCCTTCTGCGCCTCGCACCAGCGGTCAGCAACGGTATCATTGGTGATATCGGTGATCGCGACCTGCTGAATCGCGCTCAGCTGCTTCTGCAAAAGCTGGAGGTGGCTGCAAACAAGACCGTCAACGTGACGGGTGTCATCAATCCTTCTGGTTTTTCGAGCATTACATGGCAGGCTGTAAATTCGGCAGCCACGGGTGGTCAGCCCAGTTTCTGTCAAGTCAGCAACAATTTCACATACTCGGGAGCATTTACTGGTGGTGAGCGCATTCTTTCAACAATTTCAGGTGCAAATTCAACAAATTTTATCGATCTGTCATCGCTCAAGGAGTTGACCGGTGGCGTCATTGGTGGACCCAACTTTTTCCCAGATGGACCTGACACTATCGCCATCTACGTGAAAAACGCAGACTCGTCAAACGTGACACAGGCAATTGTCAACCTTTTCTGGGCAGAGGCACAGGCGTAAATTACTACCAGTCCGAGGGACTGTTCTTAGCGAAGCAGCTTCGCTGGTCAGAGAACCTTCGGTTCTACTGGATAAAGCTGTGAACCCTTAATTAAAAATGCAATTAAAACACCGGGGGCGATGCCACTATTGTCGCGCCCCCCTTGACCCACATGTCGTCGTCTCGTCTACATACGAATATATACAAGTGCTTGCATGGTTAGCACTGACACATGTAGACGTGACTGCAAATGACACGTGGTTTAAAATTTTGAGTGTGAATAGAACTGTTCGCCTCTGCGGGGACTGCTTTAAAAAACCAACGATTTCGTTGAAGGATATCCTCAAGAGAGAGACGAGTGGTCTCAAAATCAAGGGTCCTGCAAGGAAAACTTGGAATGCGTGTGAAATTTGGGAATGGTACAATGGAATCCGAACGTGCCCTCAGTCATTTTTTGACATTGAAAACCCGTTCATCTCGAGTAATGGATTCATGATCAAATACCTAGATCCCAGTGGAGCCGAAACCAGCTGAGCCACGCGCAGTGTTAATCTCAGTAAACTCAGTTGGAACCTCATTCACGTGGACAACGGTGAAGTTCTCCAGAATCAGCTGCGCGATGCGGTAGCCCGGACGAATGATGAACGGTTGACGCTCATCCGTGTTGTGAATCACCACCTTCACCTCTCCAGTGTAATCGGGATCAACAACACCGGCCAGGATATTCAGCCCGTGCTTCACGGCCAGTCCAGAGCGAGGTGCAATGCGACCGTAGGTTCCGGATGGGAGCTGCATAGTAATCCCGGTTGAGACAACAACTCGGTGGCCTGGGAGGATAACATAACTGTCAGAGGAGTACAAATCATACCCAGCTGCGCCATCCGTGGCGCGCGCAGGCAGAATTGCATGAGGAACCAGCTTGCTGACGTTGAGGGCCATTGTACCATATCATAAACTTATTTCTTTAATAATAGTACAATGTCTCTCAAACAACTCGTAAAGACTGGATTTGGCCTTGGTCTCGGTATTGCCGCAGCCCAGATGCTCTACCTGGCAGTTGGTCTTTTACTGCTTCTGTGGGGTGTGTCCCTCTTGAAAAAGGCGCGCCGCGGTCAGGGGAGCATGACCACCGCGTATTTCGTTCTTGCATTGGGTGTCATCTTCGGTCTCGGTCTCGGTGCCGGATTTCTGTTGGATAACGCGATGAACAACTTTTAGATAAAAAGGTGAACATATTTATCAGTAAGATGGCAATCAAGTCACTTCTGCTAGACATTGATGGAGTTATCGTACGCGACAAGCTCCTCGTGCATCATCTCAAGCAGAATTGTGTTGAATATGTTCGGGCCAAGCTGCCCGAATGCAAAGATCCCGTCCTGACCAACAAACACCTGTACTTGGCACATGGACACACGGCACGGGGGCTTCAAACCGCATTCAATATTGACACGAGCGATTTCAACCAGAGGGTGTACGACAAGCGTCTTCTCGATCACCTCGCGGAGACTATTTACTCTGATGATTTTCGGGAGGAGGCGAAGCAGATTCACGAACTTACACAAAAGGGCTGGAACGTGACGCTCTTTACGAATTCACCGATCGAGTGGGCCGGTCCAGTTGCGCTCGCAATCGGTGATGAAGTGTACATCAAGTGCGCCGGTCCGGATGCATCCAAGACGTATCTCAAGCCCGAGGCGAATTTTTACATGGGGTTTTCCAAAGTCCAGACGCACATTTACGTGGACGACTCTCTCAAGAACCTCGCAACGGCGCGCTTCATGCCAAACTGGCACCCAGTCTATTTCAACGAGGATGAAAAGGAGCAGCGTCTCTGGTGCCCACAAGTTGGAAGCATTTGGGAACTCTCACTGATGATCAATTCAATCGATGAAATAATCTCCAAGTAAAGATTTCAGTACCTATGTGAGTAAGATGGCAGTTGTCATCACGTCTGACGGTTTGACTTTTAATTTAGATTCTAAATTGACAAAAGATTGTAAAGTATTTTCCATGATCATTGAAGATTGTGACGGTGACATTCCACTTTCGAATGTAAGTTCAGACATGATGAAGCGAATCGTATTCTTCAACACGTCTGGATATTTGGAACATCACGACGACCTCATCAACCTGATGCTCGCGTGCGACTTTTTAAACTATGACGAACTTCTCGACTACGCGGCGAGAATTGTTGCAGACAGTCTGAAGGGCAAGTCGGCAAATGAGATTCGGAAATTCTTACATATTTAGACTCTCGAGCTTGTGACTGCGCTTGAGATATTTGAATCGCTTCGTCATCTTCTCCACCTTGTCCGCTGACATCTCCATGTCCAACTCGAGCTTTATGGGCTGCATTTGCATTATCAGCTCATCCATACGGTACTTGGGATTCTTCATCGAGGGCTTGTACGCCATGAAGTTTTGCTTGCAACGATTGTAATTATCCTTCTCCTGCTTGAGACGTGGCTCCAGACTTTTAATTTCATCCTCAACCTTTGCAAGTGACGTCTTGCTGAGTTCCGCCTTGTGCTCGTCAGAAAGGCGCTCGTAGGCACGTGTAGCATCGCCAATATTCTCATGACACGCTTCGTGAAGGGCAGCAGCCGTCCCGGGACACTCGTCACGAATCATGTCAAGCTCAGAGTGAAGGGTACGCTCAAAGTATTCAAGAACATACTCGCACCCGGATGGTTTAGCTGGCATGTCAGATTTGCGCGCACGCCACTTGCACCCATCAGCGCAATAGAGAATATTGTTGTCGTCAAGTCCAAAACATACACCCCAACCCATTTAAGGTATTAGGAACTCGTCTCCTTAAATGGACCTGGCAGAGATTCTTGGCGGTTTTCTTTTTTTGGGCATGGTGACTCTTCTTTCTGTATTTCTACTAGGTGATATGGAACACAGAGTGAGGAAGATTGAAGATGTTTTGAATAAAGAAGACAAATACGTAAATTAGTAATGGATATCATCCTCGACCGAATCGCAGCGTGGGCCCCGCGGAGAGAAGTGTTTCAACTGTACGAGATTGAAGATGATGAACCTTACCACGTGGGCACATTTAGCACGTTGGAAAAGGCGAATGCGTTTCTACCTGATAGACAAATCATGGTAAAAGTGGAATACATGGATAAAAACTAGACAGTTTTGTATTCGCATTGAACCTTCGCAAAGAAGCGTCGTGTGTAATGCAGATAGAGATACTACTTCCTTCAAACTTAAATGATCAGCCCTGCTCTTTGCAAGGTTTGCCTGTACTACAACCCCGGTGACAAGACGTGCGCACGATCCGTCGTTGCCGCCGCTCCCGGAAAGGTTTATCACGACTACGCCAAGATTGTGCGCTACGACCCGAAGCAGTGTGGTCCTACAGGCAAGTGGTTCGAGCCGTTGATGGGAAAGGACGGACTCTCAAAGACGCCCGCCGAGGAGCTCTTCGAGTCGATTGATATGTAGATCAGGTGTCGCATGTGACACCGCCGCGCAGCGGCAAACAAGTCCTTCGGACTTGTCCTAACAAAAAACTTGCATACTATAAATGTTCAAGAGCGTGGCGACACTCCTCGTCATTCTGCTCGTAGTGAATGTAATCTTCAGTGCGTTCCTTTATTCATGGGTCACTGATGAAGACATTACAAACCTGCCAAAGAAGCCCAGCGAACGGTTTATGGCACTCTTTTATTACACGGTGACGACGTCTACATCTACAGGCTACGGTGATATTGTACCAAAGAGCACGCGTGCACGTGTCGCATCCATGGCGGTCCAGCTTATCATGTTCTCCTTGGTTGTGAAGCGCATTCTGGAAAAGTAGACGTGAAATGATTTTCTTCAATAAGTAGTACAATGAATGAAGTGAAAGAGACGGTCGATCAAGTGAAGGAGACGACCGAAGAGGTGATTGAGACGGTCGAAGAGGTGATTGAGACGGCCGAGCAAGTGATCGAGACGGTCTCAGTCGAAGTAGAAAAGGCGCGTGGTATTCTGTCAAGGCTGTTTGCGTGTTTTAAAGCTTGAACGGCAGCGTGTACACCACACGCATAGAATCCAGCAACACATGGTGTAAACATGCACCTTCATACTTAGAGTTCACTTAAAAATACTATTGTGCAAAGCCTCGCGGTACGCCACCACTAGCTCATCGTGCTCTCCGTTCATACCCTTGAACCGAAAGCTCGAATCTAAATTCTCTAGGATCGCACGATCCTGCTCGACGATCGCCTTGCCCATGAGTATGAAGAGCGCTGAAGGGACGCCAAAGTTCTGACTGAACCCGACGAACATTTTGGTCGTGAATTCGTCGATCGGGCACAGCGTCACATACGTCATGAGTACCTTGTCCCCGTGGACCACTACGTCACTCCACGTCGTATATGGGAGAACAAACGCGTGGAAATTGTGCGTCGTGCTCAGCCCGAACAATTTGGTCGACAAGGCCTTGCGGTTCGGCACGTAGTCAAACTCGATGGTGTGCCCTTTGTGTACGACGTTCGTGGGCTTTTCACCGGCCGTGCCGAAACCAAGGGGATTTGCGTGGACCCATGAGGCGTGGCACGGGTCGATGCCGTTCTCGATAATCATCTGAGCAGACTGCTTGATGGTCGTCTCGAACCACATGGTGCTGAATCCGGGTTCCGTCACGTGCGGAACCTCGGGCGGGTCTGGACCATCGAGTCCTT